GTCGCAGACCCTAGTGATTCCTCCTTACCAAGGGACCTGGGAAACCTCAGGGAGACAGGTTACTGTCTCGGAAGGTCATCCCTTTCGGACTCGTCCGAAGGGGATTTCCAACGTCGGTGGACCGTTCGATACGCAGAAGCAATACATGGAGTCGGAACTTTCCGGCTCCGGTATGAGCTACTCGTACTGGATTGTCCAACAGGGTCCTGGTGGCGTGAATGTGCAACAGCGTCGGAGATATTCCGGGCCGTTGCTCGCCATCGGGCCAAGTGGTTCATCTAATCAGTTTCCGTTCCCTCCTAGCCATAAGTCTAGCGACTCAGAGCTAGCAGCGTTAGGAACTACGGCGATTGCTAGATGTAACCCCGGCAATAGTATCGCATCTGCGGGAACCGCCCTTGGTGAGACATACGGGGAGGGGATTGATTTCCTCCCTAAGTCCACTAGCTGGAAAGGCAGACTCCAAGCCATCAGAAATGCTGGCAAGGATTATCTGTCTGTACAGTTTGGGTGGCTACCTCTCGTGTCCGACATAGTTGACTTTGCAGTCAATGTCGGACAGTTCTCGGAAGTACTAAAACAGTACGAACGAGACGCCGGGAGGCTAGTAAGACGCAGGTACGAATTCCCAACCATCACGGAACGATCAGATACCTTCGTTCCCGAGGCACCACCTTGGTTCCTCGGGTCCGCTGGAAACTGCATCGCGACGTACGGCAATCGCATTCTTCAAAGAACTATCACGAAGAAGAGGTGGTTCAGCGGAGCGTTCACCTACCATCTGCCGACCGGATATGACTCCCGGTCAGAGGTAGATAGGCTAGCGCTCTTTGCCGATCGAATCGGCCTGAAACCCTCCCCAGAACTTCTCTGGGAGCTTGCGCCGTGGAGCTGGGCTGTCGACTGGTTTAGCAATGCCGGTGACGTTATTCAAAACGTTTCCCGGTTTGCCATCGATGGCAATGTACTGGCGTATGGTTACATCATGGAGCATGTAATTGTCCGTGATGTCTATACCTACGTGGGGGGAACGACAAACGATGGTTCCCTCCTCCCTGTCCACCCTGTCGTATTGGTTACTGAAACCAAGACGAGACGTGGAGCCAGTCCCTATGGATTCGACGTTACCTGGGAAGGCTTGTCACCTTTCCAGACGTCGATATTGGTTGCGCTCGGGATTTCCCGTTCGTAACCGGGTCGTGTTGTACGACCGTTAAAACACCACAAGGAGCAATGCCTATGTCGTTTGCTGATCCTCAATCCGTCAACATTGGCGCGGGCGCAGTGTCGCTCCCCCGAGTTTCATCGGGGAAGTACACGGCGGACTACGTCTCTGCGGACGGACTTCTCACCCTTCGGGCCAGCTCGCAGTATGCGGGCCGGGTCCGTCAGGTGCTGAGGCTCGACGCCAAGAAGATCTCGGCGGACGTGTATTTGCCGGATCGGAACGTGGAACGCTCTATGAGCGTCTACCTCGTTTTCGACCGGCCCGGATCGAGCGGAAGCCCGATCGGGTACACAAACGCCGACGCACTCGCGGTTTACGGCGGCTTCAAAACCGCCATCACCGCGAGCTCGGACCTACTCGTCACCAAGTTGCTTGGTGGTGAGAGCTAGGTCACGAGTCTTCGAAGCGATCTTCTCGTACGTGACAATACGAACTATTGTGTTGGCACGTGAGTTCCCAGTACGGGGACTCCGAGTCGATTACGTTGTACCGTGTCCCCCTGACGCTCGGTTTGGAATCCGGTGGAATGATAATCCATCGTATTTCTCAATCGGGCTTAGGGTTCATGGTAATTACGTTCTCGTCTCGACAAGAAAGCGAACGAGACCTACCAGTCGAAACATAGGCTAAGGAAGTACATAACCCCCAATTAGGAGGCAGTACTGAAAAGCCTGATGTTGCTCTGGAATAAGCTAGCACAGGAATGTGCTAGTAGATGTTGCACTAGCGCCAACCTCGGCATTAGGGAAGGTTCCGTACTCCACAGGAATGTGGAACGGGACATCCAGCGTGTCGAGGATCGTGTTGAACATGAGGGGTTCTCGTTTTTGACGATTACCCTCCCCTCCTTCGGAAAGGCGTTCGAAGAATGCCTGGAAGAAGGGATGGTGACTCCCTTGTCCTTCCCCGGATTCGCTAAGACTAGCGTCTACGAGGGATGGGCGGAATTCCCCAAGTTTTTGGGTGGATTCCTGGAGCTTGTGTTCAACACAAATGACGGGTCATTGCGCGAAGATGTCTCAATCGACGCCATTCGATCCATCCGTCAGCTAACGCTGATGTTTGGAAAGATCCTCCTCGAGTGCAGTGATGCACGGAAGAAGGCGGCATTGGGCGAGTATCTCGCGTGTGAGCAGGATCTGGAGCGACTCCTCAACCGGATTACTGAGGCTGATTACCTCAGGTTTAACCGAGTTGCAGAGTTGCTGTTTGGGCAGCTGTTTAGCGATCTCGACCTTTTGGTCTGGGAACGCGAGGCAGTCCGCCCTCACATGGTCCAGGTGCTACAGTCGATAAACTGCGCGGAAACGCAAAGTTCGACCAAAGCGTCTGGACCTGCCGCCTCCAGGAGTTCTTCCCTTGGGAGGAATTCCTAGCAGTTAATTCCTCCTTTACGGAGGAACTGCGAGACGACATCCAGATTCTCGAACCCGGGCAAGAGTTACCTGTCAAGGTGACCCTTGTTCCTAAAACGCTCAAGACACCTCGAGTAATCGCCATCGAACCTACCTGCATGCAATACGTGCAGCAGGGGCTGATGAGGTTGCTCGTGGAGAAGATCAGAGAGAATAACCTCCTCAATGATTTTCTCGGCTTCATCGATCAAACGCCTAACCAGCGAATGGCCGATGAGGGTTCCCGTGAGGGAACGCTTGCGACACTAGACCTTAGTGAAGCAAGCGACCGTGTCTCGAATCAGATCGTTGAGCGCCTGTTTGCTTGTCATCCGTACTTAAATAGTGCGGTGCAGGCTTGCAGGAGCACTCACGCTGATGCTTTTGGTGAGGTCGTTAATCTCACCAAATTTGCGTCGATGGGTTCAGCTCTTACCTTTCCGGTGGAGGCGATGGTATTTCTTGTCATCGTCTTCCTTGCCGTTGAGGAAGGGCTCAATCGACCGTTAGTCCGAAGGGACCTGGAAAGGTACCGACGGAAGGTGCGTATCTACGGGGATGACATCATTGTTCCCGTAGGATTGGTGCGTCCGGTGATCGATTTGCTTGAGACTTATGGTCTTAAAGTAAATCGTCGCAAGTCTTTCTGGACTGGAAAGTTCAGGGAGTCTTGCGGGCGGGAATTTTACGACGGCGAGGACGTTAGTATAGTCCGCGTTCGGCGTAACTTTCCTTCGTCACCGGCTGACGCAGCGGAAGCCACCTCTATGGTATCTCTCAGAAATCAGCTTTATTTTGCTGGTTACTGGGAGACCTGTAAGTGGCTTGACGAGGAGGTCCGGAAGGTACTTCGGTATTTTCCGGTAGTCCTCCCTACGTCATCCGCACTAGGAAGGCACAGCTTTCTGGGGTTTGAATACCAGAAGCTTAGCCGTAACACGCATTCGCCTTTGGTTAAGGCGTGGCGTGAAGTCTCCGTGCCGCCCGACAGTCCGTTGGACGGCCATGGAGCCCTAGCCAAGTGGTTTGGTAAGAACGGTGATTTGCCATTCACCGATCCTGACCACTTGTTGCGTTCAGGACGACCCCGAGTCGTTAACATCAAACTCGGGTATTGTAGTCCGTTTTAAACGGACGAAAGTGCGAGGGAGTCAGATGTAGTGGAAGGGCCGTGTTTATGCCCGGTCTGCGTGGATTGTTTGATCACGCTTTTCCACCTTCGTC